CGCGATGTTCTTGTTGAGATGGCCCCTAAAGTTATTGGTGCTGACAAAATGATGCCCTCCTCAGAGTTTGCCCGTGGGATTCATGGAAGTGATGCGTATTGCCAATTCCGTATTCTTAACTCCCTCAAAGGTGAACCCGAAACTGAGTGGATGACATATGATGAACTCATCGTCATTCTCGTCCAAAGATCGGAAGCCCACCGTGTCTCTCAAAAGGCTCTGGTAGCTCGCAATATGAAGCGCACCCAAGTTTCTGCCGTTATTCAGGCTCTCATGGCTGAACGCGAAGGAACTCTCCCTATCATCATTGATGAGGACAACAAGGTGCACATCATCGACGTTGAAGCTCAAGCTACTCTCGACTCTCTCCCCGTTGAGCAAGCTGCCCAGTTGATGACCCGTTGGAAAGAGCACTTCAAGAATGCTTTGTACTGGTTTGATTATGGAGCTATGACCTCGAGTTTCAGTCCCCTTTCTCGCCACCGCATCGCTTCTGCTATCGCTCGCGCCTCTGCCGATTCTGCTTATGCTGTTATTGTCGGTGAAGGTGAAGATGATTTGTCTCATTGTGAAGCCTACGTCGTTCGCCTTTGGTTGAAATCCCGCGCCGCTCAGAAGTTGTCTGCCTCTGTTTTAGAGAATGCCCGTTCCGGTATCTCCTCAGTTGGTCACTACTTCAATACGATGTGGGAAGAACTTCCAAAAGATCAGCGTAAGATGCTCGCCACCGCCCTTGTCTCCATGGGAGCCCTGGCCATCGGAACTTCCCTCTATGTTCTCTGGTCTCGCAACGTGACTGGTCAAGAAGAAAGTAATATCCCTATCGAGATCTTCTCGGAAGGTGATTATGCTTATCAGACTAAGAACCGTGCTCAACCCCCAGCTCGCCAAGTGGCAGTTGAGTCCTCTCTTCTCAAGAAGGAAAGGATTGCAATTGCCGAATCCGGAAAGATTGATAGCTATACCACCCGTCGTGGTACACGCAAGATCACAGTCGAATCCGGAAAGATAGATGACTACCGAACCACTCGTGGTGCCCGAAAAGTCGTTGTCGAAGGCAAAGCTGAGTATGAGACCTGGGCTGCTGAGAACCCCAACATGATTCCTTACCCCGGCACAGAAATGTGGCGAAACTATGAGGAGTTTTGCGAAGGTCTCGAGCACAAGAACCTGTGGGTTATCCCCAGATCTTCCCCAGGTTATCGTGAACCTGCCCCCTACACTCCTTGGAAAGTCACCGAAAAGGCTAAGTTTCTTGCCAAGACCTTTGCTGCCATTGCCAAACAAGTTGCGATCTTTGCTACTTGCTACTATGCTGGTCAGCTCACTGGTGAGTTACTTGCACTCTTCATTCGCCTAGGAACTAAGTCAGGAAAGAAAGCTACCGCTCATATGCTTGAGACTCTCATTCAAGGTCTGTCTGCTGATCTTCGTGATCGTCAAGAAAACCCTCAGTTTTACGCTGAAGGTGCTTTTGACTCTGAGGACATCATGATGGATTCATGGGTTGAGAAGATGCGCCCCTACATCAAGTCTCTTAAAGAAGATGCGAACACTGCCGATGATGACGCAGAGTTCGCTAAATTCGCTGACGGTATCCGGAAGTATTGTGTGAAGCACAACATCTCATCCGCAGACTTCGCTGCTCCCGAAAGCGGAAAGATTGATGATTATCGTACAGCCCGTGGTGCCCGTAAGGTCATTGTCGAAGGTGCCGAGCTGAATCCTATGCTCCGCGACGTTCCCCCAGAATACTTCACAATGTCCGAGGAACAGCTCATGTCCGAGATGCAACAAGTGCAAGAGCGTGGCTCTAAAGTGTTTGAACGAATCAACACTGAGACTGCTAGTTACGAGATTGCCAACGCTGAAGCTCAATTCACCAATGATGATCAGTGTGTTCAGTTGATTCGCAATCGTCTTGTTGACAATGTTGGTTATATCATGCATGTCAAATCTGGTTTTCGTATGCGCTGTCTGATCACTGATGACCGTACTATGGTTTTACCTAAGCATTTCTTTCTGCTGCAGGCCGCCAGATGGGAGCAAGCCGATGAGTTCATGATTTGGGTCCGTGGAAGACTCTACTCCCAGAGTTTTTACAGACGCAACTTGATCTGCTGGGCTAACCGTGACTTGTGCATGTATTTGCTCTCTGCTCGTGTGACTGGTGCTAAATCAATTGTTCAATACATTGCTGACCGCGCCGCTCATGGTAGTTATCGCCCCGTTGATGGCTCTCTCCTCTCCCTTGCTTCGGAGAAAGAAGGTTCCATTTTCTTTGATCGCCACCACCTCCCCATTGTCTCTCGCATGACCGAAGCCGACCATGAACGTATCCAATATCCCGTTGGAAACGCCCTCCACGTCCTGAAGGGTTATTCTTACAGTGCTGACACTGTTAACGGTGACTGCGGAAGCGTCCTTCTCCAACACAATGTCCGTCAACCCCAGAAAATTATGGGTCTTCACGTTGCCGCCCAAACAGGTATCACTCGTGCATTCGCTGAGCTCCTCGTCCAAGAGGAAATCAATGAGAAGCGCGATGAGCTGTATAAGCGCACCGACTACTATACCACTGGATCTGTGCTCCAAACCGTTGACCTTATGGTTAAGCACAAGGTTATCGCTCAAGGCTCCATCTCTGAGCAGTTCAAGAACCTTAATCCTAACATTGACATTCTGGGTTCCCTTCCTGCCAACTTCCAGAAGCGTACCCCCACTAAGACCGAAATTCGTCCCTCCCCTCTTGCTGGTCATATTGATATCCAAGCCAAGACTGAGCCTGCCATCCTGTCCATTAAGGATGCTCGCAATCTCGCTGGTAAAGATCCCTTGATCATGGCTGTTGGAGGATATGGATTGGAGTCTAAGCCCTTCCGACTCGACCACCTCGACCTTATTCGCGAACACATGAAGAACAAGTTCTCCAAGTACTCCGGTTTCATTAATAAGCGAGTCCTCTCTCTCTCAGAATCCATCAATGGAATTGAGAATGTCCAATATGCTGATTCCATGAACATGGCTTCTGCTGAAGGTTCTTTCTGGAATCTCGATCGTCCTTGCTGGGCTCATAACAAAGCATGGATGTTCGAGAACCTTGCTCCCGAGGGTGAACGTGCTAACCGCCGTATCACTAGAGAGTCAGGTCTCCTGCCTAAAATCATCCATCGTCTCAAAGAAGCCATGGCTGGTCGTCGTGTCCTCTCGACCTCCAACGAATGCTTGAAGGATGAAAGGCGTGGTTTCAACAAGACCCGTCCCCCAGTAGATGCCACTGAAGAAGAAAAGGCAGACTTTACCCCCGGAACCCGATCATTCACGATTCTCCCCGT